GCCGCGAGGCTGATCAGCGGGGAGACGATCATCAGGGCCACGCCGACAGCGATCAGGCCCGCGCCGATCTTGAAGACGATGACAACCATGTCCCGGTTCTCCTTGATCCACTTCATCGCGACGACGCTCCACTCCCGGAGCCTGTCAGCGACATCTGTCAGGAGCGGAGCCAGGCCCGCCCCGATGTGGAAGACCGCCATCTTGACAGTATTCCAGAGCTTCGTCATCGCGTCGGTCAGGATCGCGGCGGCGTTAGCGTCCTTTGTACTCATGGTATGTCCCATCGCGTCGGACTCATCCCCGAGAGCCTTGATGCCCTTCGCTCCTTCTTTCAGCATCGGCATCAGCTTTAGCCCGGCCCTCCCGAAGATCGTCAGGGCCGTCCCTGTCCGGAGGCTGTCGTCCTTGAGCTTACTGAGCCTGTCCGCGATCAGCTTGAACTGATCCTCCGGGCTGACTCCCTTGAGATCCTTGAACTCCAGACCCAGGACTCGCAAGGCCCGCGTCTGGGTCGACAGACCGGCCCCGGCATCAGTGACGAACCTGGCGAGACCCTTGAATCCCTTCTCCAGATCGTCGATCGACCCGCCGCTGATCTGGGCCGCGTGACCGAGTCGGCTGAGTTCCTCGACAGAGACACCGAGGCGGGAGGACATTTTTTGCATCCTATCGCCCATCTTCGCGAAGGCGATACCAGCCAGGGCGAGCGGGGCCATGATCATCGCGCCGAGCTTCATCATCGCCATCCCCGCCGCCCGCACACCAGCGGCGAACGCCTTCAGCTTCGCCTGGATCTTCTTGAGGCCAGCAGAGACGAAGTCCCTGAGAGTCATCTCGACAAAGGCCCGCCCCGCCCGTACTGATTTGCCAGCGACCATTAGAGGATGTCCTTAAAAATATGCCTGTGTTTCCGGATCACCTGCTCGAATGCTGGCACCATAAACGGCCTCGGCTTGTACCTGACGACCCGCCGCGCACCTGTCCGCCGATTAACGATCCGATGAGTCCCGCCATACTCCAGGCGGGGAGCTGTCAGCCTCTCCTTCGCCTGGCGGAAGATCAGCGGGCCGATCACGACCCCCTTCCTGAAGGGATCATAGGCGAAGAAGATCAGCTTCCTGATCGGACTCGAGGCAGACCGTGCCTTCGGCGGATCTCCTGGGGAGCTGAATTTCTTCTTCGATACCCTGATCGATTGCCTCGCCTCTCGCCGGACGTAGCTCCCGAACTTCATCAGGGATCCCCGGACTCCTCCGCTGATCCTATTCTTGACCTTCTTCGAGTCCAGAAACGACCCCGCCCGGCTGTTGATGCTTAATCCGAACTTCGGCAAGGTTCCCCCCCGCGAGCTGTTTCAATAAGTCGAAGCCCGCTCTCTTGTCAGTGACTGGTTTATTCTTCTTCTTCTGTTCCTGGTCGTATGGGTGAAAGTCGCTCGGAACAAAGACCTTTGTATTCTTGCCCCGGTTCACGTTCGCGATCAGGCTCATCACAGCGGAGGTGTGATTCCAGAGAGCCGTCTGGTGGCCGTTCATCATCCAGAACAACTCCCTGATAGTCAGGGGGAGGGGATCGACGCCGAGAGATCCGGCGATGTGGAAGACGATCCTCCATCCATCACCTCGTCCACGATCTCCTCCGCCGTCTTCTTCCTGATCAGATCCTCCGCCCTGGTCAGCATGAGGCTCTCCGCCTCCTCCATCTTGTCCAGAGCCAGCCGGAGGATCGAACGCTTCCGGGGCGGGAAAAAATCCACGATTTCGTCCAGGAGGGCTTTCGTCGCCCCCTCGATTGACTCGCCCGCCATCGACTCGCCGAAGTCGATGTCTGTGATATTATTCCTCTCCGCCTGGTCACTTACCAGGACGAAGATCACATCACAGAGGAGCGCACAATCGACCGCCAGGCGTCCGACCATCTCGCCGACATCCTCAGACAATAGATCGAAGCCGACCGCGTCCTTCACTTTCTTCGCCGTTGCGATATTCAGCGAGAGCGTCCAGCTCCTCTCTTTATTATCTGTGAATTGTTTCATCAGGAAACCGTCAACCACTCCGGGGTGTTATCGGACTTGGTAATCTTGAGCGTGATGTCCACCATCAGAGCCTCCTCCAGAGCTTCACTCCGGGAGAAGTTCGTGACAGAGAAGTCAGCGTGAAGTCCCTGAGATCCGGTCGTCGCGATAAGGCCATCCATGAAGGCCATCTCGACGGATGTATTCGCAAAGAAGGCATCCTTTAAGGCCGTGAATTCGGCGTCGGACGTATCCCAGACCATCTGGAAATCCACTGAGCCGTCCTTCAGTGTCGCGACCGACTGGCGGAATCCACCTCCGCCCCTGGTGGTGACATCCGCGTCGCCTGCTTCCAGGTTGATCGTGACGTCCTTCAGGTTGTCGATGAGACTCCATGTCGCCGAGGCCCAGGTTCCCGTGTTTCGATATGCTTTCGCGTCTAGTCCTAATACAAGAGCCATTGCCCTTACCTCACTTTCCTATAGTTGACCTCGAGTGACGTGAGGAATTCACGCCGCTCCTGTAAAACATCCGGATCAAATAAGGGCGAGTGATCCGTCCGGATCCACGTCGCCCCGCTATGACCTGTAAAGTCCACACCGTCCTTCATTTCTTCGACCAGGTCGAGCATCGCGTCCAGGTCGCTCGTCGAGTCCGGGTCGACCGGCTTCCTGATCCCGATCATGATCGTGTAGTCGTGTTGATTCCTGGAGCGGGACTCCAGGCTGATCTCTTCCGCCGCACACCAGACGGCAACGTCCAGACCGGCGAGATCCTCGAGAGCGAAGCGAGGGAGAGCGACTCGGGACGCGGTAAACGACTGGCTGAGTGACAACCCGTTAAGGGCGGAGACCAGGCCGTCCGCGATATCGCCGATGACGCTCATCAATTAACCTGCTTCGTATGGACTCTGAGGATCTGCCGGTGTGGATCCGAAAAGGAATAATGGCGAGAGCCGCCGAGAGCCATGACAGGGAAGGTAACCTCCTCCCCTGCCACAGTCTCGCGTATCTCATCGCCTCTTTTCGGCCTGACTCTCTCGCCTCCGATCTTGAGATCCTCGGCCAGGACGAGGTAATCCCTCGCCGTATGGCTCTCGAAGATCCCGCCGCTCGTCTCCGTCTCGTAATCCGTCGAGCCAGGGACGGCTGTCAGGTCGACAACGTCGTCTCCTCTCACATAACGGATCGACACTCCGCCCGTCGAAGCGAGCGTCTGGAACGATTGGACAAGGATGTCAGCGATACTAGTCAAGGTCGTCACCGCTTCCACTAACTCAGGAGAGCTTCAGTTTCCGACAGACTGTCCGTCACGACGATCGGAATCCCGAAGGCCGAATCTGGGAAATCTGCTGGCGCACCGGATGGCGATGTGGCTGTCCTGGAGGATTGCAACTGTTGCAGGCTCCGTCGGTTCATCGCCATGAAGCTCGGCCCTCGGCCAGCGGGGAACTTGCTGATCGCCTGAGAGATCAGGACGTCGGTAAGTCCCTTGCCGCTGTCCTCGGTGATGTTGCAGATCCGCCCGAGCGAATACGCGCCGCCGACCTGGAGACCACACCACGAAGTTACCGGGGTGTAGTAAGCCGGGTAGGATCCAGTCGAGGATCCGGCGAACTTCTGGATCGTTGTCTCGCCGACATCGATCACGCCGTTCTGACCCCAGACCACATGAACGTCCGAGATCCCGGTATTGATGAGGTAACAACTCGAGGCCGTGTCGGCTGTCGTTCCCGCCGCGGTGACGTTCATCGCTCCGCCGATATGCCCGGTCGTCTGGTCGGCACAAGAATCGAAGCCGTTCGCGTTGTCACCGTTGAGGATCTCGTCCTCGGCTTTCGCCATCGCCGATCGGAGATGATCGATGGCCTGGGTGCCAAGCATCGCAGACCATCCACGCTCATCGCTCTGGGCGACAGCGACATCCACGCCGAAGGAGGCGTCGAGGATCGCCAGGGTGACCGTCACTGTCGAATAAGTTCCCAGGTTCAGATCCCTGCCGTCATTTTCTAATCTGAATCCGGTCGTCGGATTAGCCGTCCGCTTCAGATATTTGTAGGTGTACCCCGCGATCGATCGCGCGGCTAAACGAGCCAGGACAGGAGCGTCGTCGAGGACGTCCGTAATAATCCCGACATCCAGATCGGAGTCGTTGAATTTAGTGACCTCTGCGGTCGTCATAAAGCTGTCTGCCATTGCTTAGTTCCTTCCGTTCTCTTGGTGGTAATTAGTTATTCCTTCGAGGCGTCGAAGCGGGCCGCAAAAGCTGCCGCGCCGAGACTCCCGAGCTGATCCTTGTAACCGTTGATCTTCGCCATCCGCTCAGAATTCTCGTCACCAGGGGCGACAGAGAAGTCCAGAGCCTCGGCCTCGCCGCGACTGACAGCCGCGAGCTGAGTCCGGAGCGTCTCGTTCTCCTCGCGGAGAGCGTCACGCTCTTCGATAACTCCGACCATGTGCCGATCCTGGGCTTCCGTGAAGCTCAGACCCTCGGCAAACCAGACGCCGCCATCAGCTCCGAAGGACTGGATAAAGCGACCGCACTCGATCCTGGGATCCTCCTGAGCCATCTCGACGACAGCCAGTTCCTCTTCGGCGGTCTCTTCCTCGGCGGTCTCCAGGGCTTCCTCTTCGTTGGTTCCCTCGATCGCCTCGGTCACGACCTCCTCGACAGTCGGCTCGGCCTCGTCAGTCGATTCCTCGATGACAGCCTCCTCGACCTGATCGTCTTCCGTTTTTGCTTCTTCGATCATGTCTTCCTCTCCTGTTAAGATGTCGACAGCCACCAGAGGGCCGTCCGTAAATACCGTCGATTCTGTGTTCTCATCGGCCCCGTAAGGACAGACAGCGCATCCGCGAAAAGGCCAGGAGCGAACGACGACACCAGGGCCGTCGAACTCGTAGCCGTTGACCGGGACGCTCTCGCCGTCAGCGACTTCCTCGATCTGGAGGCCCGAGCCTCCGAAGTTTATCGAGGCCTCGTAGGGGACGCCGAGGCTCCCCTTGTGCTGGATCTCTGCCGCTCGGTCGTCGTCTGTGAAGCTGACGAGCTGACCCGTCGCCTGGAGTCCCTCATCGGTCACCTCGAAGCCGTCCAGGTATCCGATCACCTGGTCAGGGTCATGATTGTAGTCCAGGACGATCCGCTCCTTGTGAGTGACGCCCGCCATGTCGTGGACGATCCTCCCCCAGAACCAATGATCGATCGGCTGGCTCGAGCGAGCGAGCAGCTTCACGCGGCCCTGAGCGTCGCCGTGACTGAATCCGAACTCCCCCGCCCTGAGCGTGAGAGCTGACTCAGGGACGTCGCGGCGTCTGTTCGTCTTGGTCTTCTTCGTCGTCATCTGTATCTCCTGAGATGATGAGCTTGTCTGTCTCGACAGTGATCCCGGCGTCTTTTATGTATTGCTCCTCGCGGGCGAGCTGGTCGATGACGTCCCGGAAGTCGCGGCCATGTCGCTCCTTGATCACCTGGCTCCTGGTCTTCAACCCGGAGGCGATCGCCAGGACGTCCCCCCTGACCTCCTTCGACGGATCCCACCAGGGCGTCCCATCGTGTACCCATTCCCAGACTACCCCGGAGAGCTGCATCCCAGCGGGGAGGACGAGGTCTCCGTCCTGGATGAACAGCCCCAGCCGCCAGAGGGTGATCCTGTCGAGCAGCTCCCGGAGGGTCGCTCGTCGTGACTTGCAGCTCTTCTCGTAATGGATCGCGGCGCTCTTGGCTCCGAAGAAGTTTGTAAAATTCTCCGCGTAAAATGAG